ACTCTTGCACTTATTGATATTCAACTATGCCTAACATTATTTATATCATAATTTAACGATTCGTCGTTTAGTAGAAAGGAGCCCTTTCGGGCTCACTTTCAAATTAATTAGATTATAGCTAGATTTCAATCATCAATTACCTCAACCGCAAGCAAGCTCTAACATCTTGAGAAGTTCCTGGTTATTACGAAGCTGCTCAATGATTTCTGCGAACTCTTTCTTAGAAACTGAAACATCTCCTAACCTATCGCCATTGGTCTTATTACGAGAAACTGCAAGAGAATCGTCAGGATTGATGAGTTTGTTAGCAACTTTCTCAGCCTTCGGACCCATCTTAGCAATGATTTCCCAAACAGCTTCCTTGGCCTGCTGTACTTCGTAAGTATCATCCTCACAGGGTGTAAGGTCGAAAAGGTTGACGATACCATCTTCAGCAGTTACTTCGTTAGACATTTCCAACTTATACTGATTGATGTTGACCTGAGATGCACCAACACAACTGATGCAATTAGCAGCTACACGATAGATATAGCCGGCGGTGAACTTCTTCGGGTCTTCCTTGAGTTTGGCTACATTCTTCATGAGGTACTGATTAACTTCAGAAATAGCATCTTCCTCAAGAGCAGGACCATAGGAATATCTCTCCTTGTACCAAGCGAGTTCAATTTCATTGAAGAAATTCACAAATAAAAGAACCGCCTTATACTCGTCATCAGCATTAAGCCATGCCTCGTATGTAAGCGGGAACTCGAAATCGTGAAGGTATTCCATGTAAAGGTTACGGGTAGTTCTGAACTGTGACATAAGTATTTCCTCCTTGGAATTTTGATACGTCGTGGCTATTGATACGAAAACCACTTACACCTATAGTGACATTATAATTATAATATATAATGGGTGCGATGTCAAGCCCTTGATAGACGACCTACTAGAATCTCTGAGAATAATAGAAGTCGAACTCTTCTTTTGACAAGTCGTTGACATCTCTTGCTATTTCTTCTCCAGTTTCAGGATTTACTGCCGGAGGAATTGTCATCATTCTGATTATTGCTACCTTAGAAAGAGCTTTCTTTAATTTCTTAGCACCTCGCTGACCTGCGCTATCATTATCTAAGCAAAGTACAAATTCTGATGCTCCTATCATCTTCAACTGTTGAATTTCTGCTTCAGTACCTGTACCTAATAGGGCTACTGCATTGTATCCGTATCGGCAAGCGGTAAGACAATTAAAGCAACTTTCGGTTATGACGACAGATTTTGCTCCTTTAGGTAATTCATAAAGTCCATATACGCATTTTTCTTTTCCGCTGTCCATGAAGAAATATTTTCCTTTGATACTTCTTCTGCAGAATCCAAGAGTGTGCCCTTCTAAATCGTGGATAGGAAATGTGATACAAGGGACAGGACTCTTTCTTCCTTGAGGTCTAAAATTGGCATCATATCCTACATCATACTTAGCGATTATTTCATCAGTAAGTTTTCTTTCATACATATATGGAACAATCAATCGATAAGATGCTAGTTCTTTTTCGCTTATATATTCAGATTTCTGATTTGTTTTAGATTGAATATAATTGATTGCATATTTATTGACTATTTCAGAAGATAATTCCGGAGGAATAAGATAATCAAAATCTGATTTATCATAATCAAATCCTGGGACGTTTTCTTTGAGCCATTCTAGACCAGAACGAGAGATATTCTTATCTTTAAGAATGTCAGTAACAACATCTGGTAACATCTTGCTATACCCGCAAGCAAAGCAATGACACCACGAAGCATGAGTTACCTTTCCGTCTCTAACTTCATCACGAAGCAACACACCACATGAAGGTCGCTTGTCTTCGCCTCCAATATGTCCTGCTTTATTAGGACAATGAATCTGATAGTAATTCCCTACAGGTTTTACTAACTGAATCATTCCAAGACTTTCTAACGTCTTTAATGCTGTCCTTACTTGCTCTTCAGTCATCTAAATCTCTCAAAATATTTACATACCTATTGGACCGACTACAATTTGTCTATAGAAAATACAACCTCCACAGGTATCATGTTTGTTGCAATATTCAAACAACTTAGCGAAACATTCGCTCAATTCTTGCTCTTCTGAAGTCATCCTTTATACCAGTTATCTCTATCAAACTGCTTCTGGGGATAATTATTAACTATATTTAACTTAGTATCTTCAATTTCACATTCTAAGATAAGAAATTGATTTGCGTTATTAACTAAAGAAATGTCAACTAATTCTGATGTAGATAACTTCAATACATCAATATTATCTCGATGGATAAATTCTGATAACCAATTAATTGCATTTTCCAATGACTTAAAATCATAAACATCTGCAGGAAAATCTTTGTTGCCTTCATAGACTATATAGGGCAGATTTGTATCAGAATGCACTCCTACGAATTTTCTGTTATTATAGAACTTATTAACTGGCTGAATGACGAACATATCTTACACCTCCTTGATATATACTATAACGATTCTACTTAGAATTCCAATCCTGAATCGTCATCATCGGTTAGGTCAAGTCCCTGAATGATATCAGGTGCAGGGCCAGTTGACGGTGTAAATTCATCAGTATTGATTTCAGGTGTGCTAATCATCGGGTCTTCATCTGCGCCTCCTGGCAAATACTGCATATTACCGTTGTTGACATCCCATGAATATGACAATGTATTATTTTCATTAACTGCCATTCTAGATTTTTCAAGACGTATTTCAAATACGTGCTTATCAAATATCTGCCTAATTGCATATACCTGAGTAGCAATCTGACCTATTGCATCTGAGCCTGCAATGTTATAGATTGTAGGAAATGGAACACCTTTATCGTCTTTTGATTCTTTTGTTTCTCTGTTCGCCTGAGCCGCTACTACTACTGCGCACCCATATCGCTTACTTAACTGAAATAAATCATGACAGATGTTTCCGTATTTTTCATGGTCGCTAAATCCTTTGCGGTCATCAACCATATAAGAAATACCGTCAATAAGAAGTATATTTATTTTATGCTTTTTAACAAAAGCAGAAAGATGCCTAGGTGATACTCCTTCAGGCATATCTTTATCCTCAATTATGAAGAAATCTGCGTTAGTTTGCTGAGGAAGTGTTTTAATATAATCGATGTATTCTTGAGTATATTGACCAGTGAATAGTTTGCTATTTTGATAATGCCCTCTCCAAGTATCAAATCTTGTAGCAAGATAAGCGGACTGCATTTCTGGAGAATAATATGCTACATTGAATCCTGCTTTATTAGCCGCTTCTGCTATTCTTGTAAGACACCAGCTCTTTCCAACATTACTTCTACCTACAAATACAAGCAATTCTTCTACTGTTGACAACCCTCCATAACTGAGCTTATCTAACTCTGCAAAGCCTGTAGGAATTCTCTTCTGCTTTGACCATTCAACGACTTGGTCACTTCTTTCTTGTGCTTGCTGAATAATATTCATTGGAGCTGCATCATTCAGCGAATCTGCAGCATCTAGTTGCCTTGCTACGTATTCCCAAGCTACGTCTACATCTGCAGAACCCATATCTGTCAATGTATTAAACATATTCAAGAATACAATATGTCGCTTGTTTTTCTTAATTTCTGTTACAAGATAATCAAGAGGCTCGTTTACATCTACTATTTGGAATCTAGGAAATTCTGCAGAAAATGTAAATCTATCAGGAATTGAATTATATTTTTCTCTATGGTCTAATATAAACTTGATTTCTTCTTTACATGCTTCATAATAGCTTTCATCATAACTACAAAGTTCATCAACCAATGCTTCGTCCTGCGAAGTTAAAATCTTTGATATAACCTGTAATTCAATTGAACCTGTCATTTATGTTTATCACTTCTGAATAGAATTTGTCATCATATTTTTTAACTGACCGAAAAAGATACCATCTCCGGCAAGTGAAGTTAACTGCGGAGTTACAATGATTGTGCTAAGACCATTTGCATCTCTATTTTGCAATAACGAAAGTAAGGTCTGACATTGAAATTCTTTAAAATTCACATAATCAATGTTTGAGATAATTAACAACTTAGCTGTTTCAGCCCATATCTTAATATACTCAACTTCCTCAGTCATTCCTTTAGTGTTCCAGCTTTTCTGAATACCTTCAAGATATTGAGAAAATCTAAGATTGTAAACAATCATATGAAGTCTACTGTGCTTCCAATGTTTGCAAATGCCACAATACGTTAATAATTCGGAAGCTTCATTTGTATTATTCGCAACAACAGTTATTAATTTCTTTTCATCTGAAGCATTCACGATACTTGTGTACTTTTGAAGCAACTTTGGGTCAGCATGAAATACATTACTCTTTAAAGAAATGTTATTTTTCTCTAGCAGATAAGAAGATTGAACATAATCAGGACATGCTTTGTCACATTCGCCATTAACACAGAATCCCGTGAAGATACAATTATGCATTTTGTGTTAACCTCCTGATTATTGGATTTCTTGACTGCTTGAAAGCAACTCTGCTTATGACACACTGCTTTGCAATCTTAATCGGGTCATATCCTCTCTTGATATAATCTTCAGCGGGCATTACAAGTGTTAAGAAAGGCTGTAACTCTCCGTAAAGAGGATACTTAAAATAAACATTTCCGATATCTCTATCAAGCAAATATTTCCTTACTAAGTATTCTTTAACATATTCAGCTTGACGAGGAATTTGCTTTGATATCTCTAACGAGTCCCAAATATCCATCGTTGGAACTAACTCACCATTGAGTTCAATCCATCCATAGAAGCTTGGGAAATTAGTATTGCTCTGCAAGCCGGACTGATGCCTAGCAAGTTTATAAAGATGAGGATACTCAATTATACATTTGAGAATTTGCTCTCGTGTATAACCTTCTATTGGAATTATGTTTCCAAATTGCTCATCTCTATCTAATCCAATATCCTCATACATTGCTTGAGCACGAGTTTGAATGAAATGATTAGGAAATAAATTCAATAAATCACTATCTGACATCTTATTGACATCAGTAGTAGCTGAAATATCTCGCTGCCTCTTTGGAATTTCTGGAAGTGTAGTATAGATTACAAGTTTATCTGCACCATCTACTCCTTGCATAAAAGGCTTGCTATAATCAAATTGAGGAACTTCTGGAGCTTGCAAATATAAATCAAGCGGGTCTGTTGGTTTGACAGAATAATCAACAGAAGTAGCCTCTACAGGAGTAAATTTCGGCTTAGCTACCTCAATGATGTTCTTCTTAGGCTCGTTCTTAATAGGAGTTGATTTAACTCCATATACAGAATCATCAGGCTCTTCTACTACTTTCAAGTCCCAATCAATTGCATCTACTGTTAGATAGATGTTACCTAGTACACGCTTGATATCGTCGTCATCAATATCCGGCATGTTGACAAAAGGATTTTGAGGAGACCATTCAAACGGAAGAGGTTCCGCAGAATAAACCGCATAAGTTATTGTATTTATGACCTTAACAACCTGCTCCTTGTACTTTGCAGTTCCTTGATAATGCTTTACTACATAAGTAATAACCGAGGAATGCATTGAAGACAATGTGCCCTTGAATGACTTCTTTACTTGATAATTCTCTGAAATGCTTGTAAATTTAATCTTATGCTTATCGGAGTATAACATCATTTGTTACCTCCTTTTGCTGTAGATGTAAATTCCAGTGTTTCAAGTAAAGTATTTTGGTCGTTTATTCGTGTTCTTATTGCACCCGCAAGTGCAGGATTATTTGATTTCACGATTGATATCACATCATTCCCGTTCATTTTGTTAATATCCAATATTGAATAATAACATTTTTCAATCAACAAATCAGAAATCAAAACTGCAGATAGTGTAAAACACTCCCGCTTATCAGACTTACAAGTATTATATACGCAATAAGGAACTCTATAAATATTATGCGGGTCTTCTTGTACATCTTTGCACCAAGAATTGAATTCTTGCTGAAGGTCATATACTTTACCTTGTTCAAAGTAGTATCCATATGTGATAATTATTTGAGAAATCCACAATGGAATCTGATTGATATTATACCTAAAATCTGAATCTTTACTGTTCTTTGGAATTCTTACTTGGAACCACTGATTAATTAATTTTGCACATTGATTGATTTCTTCATATCCAAAATCGACGTTTGTTCCTGTCTGTAATATTGTACTGTATTTCAATATTGATGAAGAATTATACTGTTGACCAGATGTATGTAGATTGTCAAATCCTTCGATGTTTCTTTGAATAGGATACTTGAAATTTTCGTCTGCGGGCTTACTGAGTTCATCAAATTCCGTGTCATCAGAAGATAATAGTGTCTCAGATTCTATGAATTTATTGATTTTATCTAAACACTGCATTAAGAGCTCAGCCAACTTTTTGTATCTAAGAATAGTCTTCTTATATACCTTTGGCTTCTCTTTGAGCATCTTATCAAGATGAGCAAGAATTTTCTTAGCAGCAACTTCGGAAGGATATATTTCCAAGTACTTCAATTTTTCTTTTTGCACTGTTTACCTCCCGCTGATAGATTTTGATATGATATAACGATTTATGAAAATGTAAATACCGCTACCGGATGAGTCTCAAATTGAGGATACGAATGATACCGCAAACGCATCGACTAAATGTGACACACCCGGCAGCGGTATCTGCACTCGTGACTGATAGTACTTAATATAGTATAGATTTTGTTAAAAATCAATAGTAGAATCGTAAGAAAAATAAAATATTTTTAATTCAGTATCAGTTAAGAATTTTCAAGATAATCTTTCATTTCCTCAATGTAGATGTGCTTGAAAGTACCATTTCCAAATTCAAGTCCACAAGATGAATTGTTGACAAAAACTAACTTCGCTCCGACCTTCTTAGCAAACGCTTTGCAAATCTCTCTCCAATCATCCATCTGTGCGTCACTAACTGTCAAAACTGTTCTTAAATCATCTTTCATATTTTATGCCTCCTTTAAGGTTTATATTAACCACTAGCTATAACGATTCATAGGTCACCTACATAAATCTTAATTTCCCAGTGAGTAGAGAAGAAAAAATGTCAACGGGCGTCCAGGTAGAGTTTTTGAATTGAGCGAAGAAGCGAGCTGCGAGCGCAAATACAAATATATCTTTTAATTTATTATTAAAATACGATATTTAGATTTGATTAATTTATAACTTACTTAATTCATATTTCTTATATTTCTTTATATATCAATTGATATATCTTATATATCGTTCAATTCTTCGCATAATTTCTGAATCTTTATTATACTATAGTGAAAATTCACTATATCACAATTTGATAATCTATATCAATTCTTCAATATCTTCAGAATTGATACTAGTTATAAGATTTTGTTTATGGTTAGTTCAATTTTTCAAATAATTTGAGAATTTAATCTATGTAAATATAAATTTTTCTTTATACCAAGATATGCATGTAACATTACGAACAGGTTACGATGATATCACGAGAAGATTAAATCTAAAAAATTTCAAATAAATTTTCTATATTCTTACGAAATTAACTTTTATTTTTCTAAGTTTTATATATAATCATAATATATCAATATATTTCAAATCCCATTCCCAGTTAACTTAAATGATGCGCTTGAGAGGTGTACTGTGTTTATGGATTATCCTTCATCTTACCCGACAAAATTACCTAAATTATCTGAAAATGCTTCTAAAAAAGATAAGAACGATTGGATAAAATCTAGAACTTTAGAATTGTATAGTTATCTTCCTCAGACCACGCTTGAAGAAAGAGATTCTTATAGAGATATTAGAGATGAAATCATTATTCTAAATGATAGTTTCTTCTGGTATGTGGCAAGATGCAAAGTTCCTGTTAGTAAGTATGTTAGCCTTGAAGATAAATATCAATCAGCAGTTTGTAATTTTATGGCAAATTGCTTGTGGGCTAAGTTCATGTTTAGCCCAGAAATAGAAGATAAAAAGAATAGAAGATACCGTGATGATTTAGCTTTTACAAGCTTTTTCAAGCCTAGACTCACAGAATGTATTGAAAGAGAATTATTTGATGTTAAGTGGTCACTTCGTCGTTCGTTGTGTATAAAAGCAGGTGAGCAGTTAGGTAAGAAGGGCACAGAAGTTGTATATGAAGATTTGGCTAATGTGCATCTTCCTCCGAATGAAATGGAGTCATTGATGTCAATATTCTGCACAAACAATACAGCAGATGTAAATGATATTTCACTGTATAAGCCTGCAAGTACTATTGTAGAAGATAGAATAGAGGAAATGTATAATGACGAGTATGATTCTATTGAAGATTTACTTGTCCATGAAATGATTGAAAGAGAACAGAAGCTAGAAGATTCGTTCTTATTGAAGATGTCAGACTTGTACGGAATTCCATTTAATGAATTAGTAGATGCTAGACCAGGAGCTGAAGAAAAGTTAAGGAGACAACTTGAAGAAGCAATCAGCGTACAAGACGCATTCAGTTTTGGTGACGAATATTATGCTGAAGCTGATGAATGAAACATAAATGAGATTTAGGCGACGCTAAAAGTATTATTTAGATATCTGTTTTATCTTTCACTTTT